ATTTTGGAATCGGAGGCCCCCCTCGGGTTAAAAGGCACCCCCGGGGTCACGAGGTAGGCGCGTCGGGGTCGGCTGTCGGCATTGTGAACCGCTTCATCAGCCCGTCAGCCCATCGGTCTTGCCGTTGTTGCGCCCGCTCTCGTGCCAGCTGTGCCGTCCCTTTGCCCTCGGTCTTGTGGATGGCAGCGTGGCACGAGTCGCACAGGCTCTGAAGGTTCTCCCACATGAACGCCCAGTGCTTCATCTCTTGGAGCGAGTGGCTGTTCTCGATAGGGTGCTTATGGTGCACGCAATGGGCACTCACCACGTACCCTTTGGACTCGCACACCTCGCACAACGGGTTGGCTCTCAGCTTGGCAATGCGCAACTCCTTCCACTCGCGGCTGTTATAGATGTCGGCTTTATCCTTGGCTACCTTGTCAGATACCCATCGCCAGTTTCGCTTCTTACTCATTTGAAATACTTATCGTGAATGCGGTTGATGATGTTATCCAACTGCCTTCGATTGTCAGCGAGTTGTGTGCGCCACTTGTCGAAGTCTGACTGAAGATAGATGTTGGCATAACGCTTGCGCTTCTCACCAATTCGGCAATGCTTCAACCTCCATTCAATAGCGTTGATTTCTTCCTTAATGTCAGCAGTCTCAGCGTCCACCTCCTTTTCATACTTCTTCAGTTTGGTGTATGTCACCTTCGCCCGTCGGCACCTTTCAACGAATGCCCTGTGCTCTACCTTATCAAGTGGCTGTTCATCTTCCAGTTCGAGGTCTGTCTGTTGCTCCCAGTCGAGCCTTCTTGCAAAGTCTGTATTACTCATATCGTTTCCTCCATCCAAAGTCTAACTAACTCTCGCATATCGTCGAATGTGATGGGCAGCTGCCGGTGGAATCCATCGCGGTCGGTCGTGGTGATCAGCCAGCAGTCCTTCGCCTTGCGGTCTCGGGTTAGTTCTACCATTCTTGTCCAAAGGGTCTCCAGTCGGGTTCGTCGTCGGGCTGACCCGACGTTTTGTCGGATGAGCTGCGCGACACCTCTTCGTCGGCCTGTTCCAGGTCGTCGTCGGTGAAAGAGATGCGCTGCTGACTGTTGGCTAACGAGTCCGGTGTGCGGTGTTTCTTCTGCTTCGTGCGCTTTCCGTAGGCATATTCTCGCCCGCTATCGGTACGGTCTCCCATCTGTGGCAGCTCTGACTTCATTTCCTTGTCAAGTTCGAGAATGGTCTGTGCGTCAATGAGCGTCAGCAAAACGTCGCTCAAATTCTCACAATCCATCTTTGCACCAAGCATCCTTAGCCGTCTGTAGATGCCGCGCATGGTCACCTCGCACACTCGCTCAAGGATGTCGTCCGTGCACTCGGTCATGGTCGCATTTCCCATGAAGGGTCTGTCGATCATCACCGCGCCAAAGCCCTTGTGGTCTTCCTGCTCCATGATCAGAACAACTTGTGCAACCTTGGCCTTCACGTTCGGAGCGCAGAGGTTGAAGGCGTTCTGCCAGCCGGCATCGGTGTCGAGCATGGTCAGTATCTTCTGAATGTCGGGATTGAGCGCATGAGGGTCAGCGGCAGCACGTATCATCGTATAGATGAAGTTCTGAAGCATGTGGTAGGTGTCGGTCTGCCTGGACTGGCAGATAGCATCCCACACCTCGGCGGCGGCCGGGCTTATCTTCGTGGCCATAGGGACAAATTTATCTTCATTCATTGTTCTTTCAATTCTAATTTTTCAACGAGTGTCTTGATAGCTGGATTTTCCGACATCATGTCACCCACGACCGTGTGCTTGGGTGATTGGCTTATCATCCGCACCACCACGTCGGCGATGTCGGCCTTTGGACCGTCAATATCGCGCCACCATTCTGTCACCGGCGTGTCGTCAACGATAATCTTGTCATAGTTCAGCTCGGCGGCTCTTTCCTTCCATGCCTTCACACCGTCGCGGTCAGGATAGAGCACTATCTGACGGCGTTGTTCCATGATCGGACGCAACTTGTCGCGGTTGATGTTCCCAAGGCCGCCACATGCCATCCACACCTGTGATGGAGTGTTCCCATAGGCAATGGCCATGATGAGTGCCGTCTTCTCGCTCTCCACAATCCTGACCTCTTGCGCAACATTCGGAAGTTTGTAGCGATTAAGCAAATGTAGTCCGAACAGGCACGACCGCATGTCGGTCTTGTCGGCCGAATAGCCCGTGCGAGGGTCGCGGTAGAGTGCCGAGTGTACCCAGTCGAAGTTGTACGGCGATTCCTTGTCGCGGTGGCCGTCTGGCTTGTAGAGCATCATCTTTCCCGTGTGGACGCGCTGCTGTTCGTCTATCTGCCAGAAGATGACCATGCCGTTCTTCGCCTCGCCTATGCGATAGTCGGTGAGCATCTTGTAGAGCCGGTCACGCTGGCAATAGTCCCAGTTTAACCCCATCAGCCAACGGCCGAAGGTATTGCGCTCACTGAGCCCAAACTTCACCTTCCACATCCAATCCGGCAACACCAGCATCGGCAACTCCGGGCGAGGCTCGCGTGGCTTGCACATCCGCACATTGAAGTCGTCGGCACCTTCAACCTCGATGCTATACTTCTTGCCGAGCCATCGGATTGCGTCGATAAAGCTCAGGTGCTCGTGGTCCATCAGGAAGTCAACAGGGCCACCCTGCCAACCACAGCTGAAGCACTTCGCATAGTTTTTCCGTGGGCTTATCTTGAAGGAACCGAGATGCCGGTCATCATGGAACGGGCACTTGCACTCGTATTCAACGCCGCGCTTGCGTAGGTCGTAGAAGTCGCCAATAACGTCCACGATGCTTGCCGCGTCCTTAATCTTCTGAATGGTAAAATCGTCAATCATCTCGCCTTGTGTTTTTTATGACATGTATAAAAGCCAAACGTGCGCGTGTCGCGCGTGTGTGTGAACCCGTACCTTGCCCCACGCCCCCATATCGGCGAGGGGGCATGGTACTCGTTCCTCGCACGACGACCTGTACCAAGTCGGGAACACCTATACCTTTAGGTATAGGGTTAGTTTGGTATAGGTCAGAATGGAAGGTCATCTGGCGGCTGTAACATGTATGAGCCATTCTTTTTCATTGTAGATTCTTCGAGCCATCCGCTATTGATAGCAATTGTTAGGTCAATAGATTGTTTCCCGGTGTTCTTCTGGCCACCAATTTCTCCGAATACCAGCTTCTTGATTTCAGCACGGCTCATTGGCCATGTGTATTTTCCAATAGCCTCGTTAATCCAATGCAAGATGTGTTCCGGGTTGTCTCCTTCAGGCTTGTCATTCTTTGGTATTGGTGTTCCTATTATTTTGGGTATTCCGAGGCCGCCAACATCGTCCGTTATCTCAAACTGCCAGTCGTCGATGTCCTTTCCTCTGGCATCCTGCTGTTTTACAGTAAATGTCACTTGGCCTGTGTTTGAGTCTTTTTTCTTGATGCTGACAAAGGTATCACTAACCTTATTTCCAAGTTCAGTGCCGAGGTGACCGCGCATCTTGCTTTCATCATCGTTGCTCGGCCTCGGGTTCATGTGCAAGACATTCCATATACACATGTTCTTTTGGCTTGCAAGGCTCATCATTTCGCCGACAATAGCGGAAGACTCTGTGTTGTCGTTGAAGTCGTTCACAAGGTCGCGTAAGCCGTCTACAAATACAATGTCTGGACTGATTTGTTCAATGGCATTCTTGATAAGCCGCCAACGCTCTTTGTTGCTCGATTGATTCTCAGTTTTTGGGACTTCACGAAGCCACAGAACAAAAAACCGTTCGCTACGCTGTTTCATATCCCATCCACAGAGCCAGTGGACGCGACGTAATACCTTGGCGGTGTTGAGCTGCTCCATCTCGGTGTCGCAATAGAGAACACGAGGCTCATGACCGAGCCAGTCGATGGTGTCCTGCCGTGTCTGAAGCGTACCGAGATATTCGGACACACGTTCGCTGCCTGTTCCGAGTGCTGCTGCCATCAGTTGCGCCAACACAAATGTCTTGCCGTTTTTTTTCTGGCCGCTGATGGCCTGGATGCCGCCCAAAGGGGAGAAGCCAACACCGTTGTACTCAAAGAGAAAATGCGGCTCAGGATACTCCTGCTCAGGATCTAACCAGTATTTCCTCAGCTCTTCGGCATTAATCTGCTCAGCCGTTCGCAATGTAGGTGTGTTGTTTTCTTCTGTCATAGTTCATTCGTTTTAGGGTGTCAGTAACGCCCGTAGTTTTTCGACACGCCGTCGCTGGCATGCCTTCACGCTCTCAATCACCTGCTCACGATGTTCACGATAATACATGCGTTGCCGCTCTAATCGCTCAGAACGGTGCCGCATGTATCTCTCGTGGTCGCGCTGCTGTTTCCTGGCCTTCGCCTCAGAAGGGGAGATCATCGTCTTTCCCTTTCTCTTCGAAGTCCATCTGTGCCTGTTGTGGCTTCGGCTGTTCCGCTGGCTTTTCCTGCTCGGGCTGCTGAGCGACACCGCCAACCTTCTCGCACTTGTACATCCGCACTTCATTGAAGTAACGGCCATTCCATTCGCGGTAGTTGTGGCCAAAGCCAATCACCACCTCGTCACCTGTGTGTAGGTCGTACTTCTCGATGCCGTCATTCATCACCGACAACACCACCTTGTCACTCCATCGGTCAGTGTCGTGCTCGAAGTACTCGAAAATGAACTCCTGCTTACGCCATTCGCCGTTTGCCGTGCTACCCGTTTGGACGGGCATCACCTTCAAAATTCGTCCTTTAAATTCCATATTATTTATCTTTTTTGAAAAACAATTGCTCCCCTCTGCGTTTGTCTGGGCTTGGAACCAGCACACATGTGGCCGCATTAAAGCAATTTTGGTAGGGTGGTCAACTATGCCCGCATATCATCCACTCCGATGACTTTGCGGGGGCCTGTAGCCCCGTCCGCCGGCGACTTGCGCCTCTGCCGCTTCATGGCTCTGCCAATCAGCACCCTCTCATCGCGTTACGGGTGACGCTCGCACTTTACCGGCCTGCGTAGCCTATTGGTACTTATAAAAGGTTGCGATTCCTGATGTCTTCGCGGATACGTTGTGCACAGTCTTCGAAGGCATCACACTCTGACTTCAACGACGCCCATGCTTCATGAGAAGTGTTGCATGGCTCACCGTGAATGTTCTTGATAACAGTGCCGCTGCTGCCCATTACCGAGCCCGTAGCCTGGTATTTCAACGGGGCACCATCTGACCAGCTCACCGCCCTGATGGACGTGAAGACTTCTATCTTGCGCCTGCTCATGACAGAAGCCCTCCGATGATAGTGATTGCAACAATTGCCAGGGGCACGAATACCCCGTAAACGATGAACTCATCCTTGGTGAAGTTCTCGGTCATAATGTCATCAATAATTCGTTTCATAATGATTATTTTTAAATGATTATATTCTTCAAGTTTCCTTCTCTCATCATGCGCTGAATCCTGTGCAAGGGGTAGCACCAGCCAGTCTTGTGCGTGGTGTCGTTCTCGTTGACGATGATCTGCTCGCGTGGAAGCGTGTAGCCGTAGCGTCGCAGCCAGTCGGTCGAGAAACAACCGATTTCCTTGCACAGCTCACGGCCGTCAACCCATCGCTCCTGATATAGCTCGAAGGCATCAGCCATAGCACGGCGAACCTCGCGCACAATCTCTGCTCTCAGTTCCTTGTCCATCACTTCAGCCTCGTTACGCTTACGGCACAGGCTTCATAGTCTGGCCGGACTATCCACTCGCCATCCTTCTCATCCTTCAACTGCTGAGCAGTAACCCTCGCCGATGTCACCTTCTTTGCGTTCGGCAAATGGATGATGCGTGTCTGACCGATGTGCATCTCTCTGAGCTCTTGTCTTGTTACTTTTTCTTGCATGTTGTTTTAATCTTTCTTAATTTTTAACACCATTTGCGCTAAAATCGGGGAGAAAGCCGTATATTTGCAATCCTTCACCTTTGCAAAGGCGGTAACGCCTCACGGCTTTTCTTGTGCCCGATTTAAAACGCTTACTTTCTTTCGGGTGCAAATATAAAACATTTTGTGCTAATGTCGTGCAATTGTGTGTTATTTTTATAATTTCTTAACAATAAAACGTGTTATTATGTGCGATAGTGGATTGTTGGAAAGAATAAAAAAGGCGTATAAATACTTATACGCTAACGGCAATGTGGACTCAATAACTGACCTTGCCGACAAGATGAAAAGAAGTAGGTCTTCCGTGTCTCGTGCGATGAACGGAGACCAGAGTTATCTCAATGAAAAGTTCGTCACGGCATTTTGTCGGGCGTTCCCTGGTGTTTTATCAGCAGAATGGATTATGACAGGTGATGGAGATATGAATCCGGCATCAGATGATTTAAAACCATCCGCATCAGTCATCGATGCTTCGAGCGCGACGAATGCTGCAATAGCGGCCTATGTTGAGCTCACCAACAGACTGAAGCAGGAAATGGCCGAAAGACTGGAAGACAAGGAGGCCATCATACGCGAGAAGGATGCCCGCATCATCGCACTCGAGCGCACCATTGCCGACCGCGATGCCCGCATCATCGTACTTGAACGTCAGATTGCCGCATACCATGCTGACGACCTGTCAAACTACCCTTTTTCTGTCGGAGTTGCTGACAAACTTGTTCCCCACAACAATAAAAAAATTTAAAATAATTTGCAAATCATTCCCCACCCCATCCCACCAACACCCTCGCATCCCCCATAAATACAAGCGTCCCCACTTCCCACAATAGCCCCAAGCGGATCACTTGGAAAAGAGGGGATGACAAGCTGGAATGCTTCGATTCCCCTTTATTTATTGGGGTTTTAGGCGGTTTCGTGCCAAAATATCCATAAATAGAAACAGTGGGAAATATGCGGATTTAACTAAAAACGTTCACCATTTTGTTCCCCATGTTTTGGGGTGGGGAATAATTTTGGAGAAAATGGGGAACAAAATGGGGAATAATTCGTTAGTTTTTACACAAATAAAAGAAAATCATGATAAGAACACAAATAGTATTCGATTACAGAGGTCGCACAAAGAAAGGCAATGAAGGACCGATTGAAGTCAGGGTGTCGGCCAACGGAAAACATTATTATATACCCACGGGCGTGCGCGTGCGCAGAAGTGAGTTCGCATTCGGCGCCGTCATTAATAGGTGTAACTCTGATGAACTGAACGAGCAGCTTCAGGTCATCCTTCGGAAAATCACGGCTGAGGTGACCTCCATGCTGAATGCCGGTGACGAGATTGATGCAGCGGAAATCAAACGGCGCGTATGGTCGGCTGCAAAGCCGGTGCAAGGGAATGAGGTGGTGGCATGGATTGAGAGCCAGCTGCCATATCTTGGGCTACGTGAAGGTACGCTGAAGCACTACCGCCCACTGCTGTCCCGTCTGGAGGATTTTGGTGAGATTAGGGCGTGGCGCGACGTGACGATGGAAAATATCTACAAGTTTGATGCCTGGCTCCGCGAGCAGCAGTGCAAACTGAATGTGGCACAGATAAAGGCTGGCGTGAAGCCTCGTGCCCTTGGTGATGCCGGCGTGTATAACTACCACAAGACATTCAAGGCCATGCTCAACCGTGCGCTGCGCCTTGGCATGATTTCCGAAAACCCATACAGCCGGCTTCGCGGTCAGTTCAGACGTGGTGAGCGTGACGAAGTGGACTACCTGACAGAAGACGAGATGATTGCCTTCCAGAAGTTCTGCCCGATGGCAGGCACGCAGATGGAGTTGGCTCATGATCTTTTCGTCTTCCAGATGTATACTGGACTTGGATTTTCTGACATGCAGAACTTCAACATGAAGGACTACAGAAAAGTGGACGGCACGTGGCGCAACAACGGCCAGCGTATCAAGACGGGCGTGTCCTATGTATCTCAGCTGCTGCCTCCTGCTGTCGCGGTGCTTGAGAAGTATGGCCGCAAGATACCTGCAATCGACAATGCAGACTACAACCACTGCCTGAAGATTCTCGGTGCTGCCTGTGGCATTGAGAAGCCTCTCCATTCCCACATGGCACGCCACACTTTCGCCACCTATGCGCTACGCAAGGGCGTGAAGATTGAAAACCTGTCCCGGATGCTTGGGCATACCAACATTACCCAGACGCAGCGTTATGCGAAGGTGGTGGCTCAGAGCGTCCACGAAGACTTTGACCTGCTGGCTAAATCATTAACTTCTAACCAATAATTAAAAGCCTATGAAAAAGTATTTATTTTTCGCGCTGTATGGGATTATAGCCCTGTGCGCGTGTAGTAATGAAGCAGACGTTCAATCGCCTGCGAAATCGAAAGAAATGACCTTTTCCGTTGCCGGTGACTTCGGTTCTCCGACATTTACCCGTGGATCACTCTCTGCCGATGGTTCCGAGATGACTGACCTGTGGCTGTTCGACTACATGGACGGCCAACTCGTCCAGACGCTGCACCAGTCACCGTCGGATTCCGACTGGGGTACTCCGAAGCTCACACTCGCCTATGGGTCACACCATGTCTATTTTGTCGCCTCCCGTGGTGATGCTCCATCCGTTGACCAAACGTCGCACATCATTGAATGGGGTGTTCCGCGCGATGCCTTTTGGAAGGATTACCAAGTGGACGTGACAAACACCAGCACGGCCAACCGCTCGGTGACACTCGACCGCGTGGCCACCAAGCTGAAGGTGACGATTAAGGATGAGGTTCCTGCGACTTGCACACATCTGTCGCTTACGCCATCCGTGTGGTACTACGGCCTTGACTACGTGAACGGGTTGTCAGTCAGGTCTGACAATAAGGATCGCACGGTGACTGTTCCTGCATCCTATGCTGGTACATCGGGTCAGTTGGCAATGTCAATCTTCGGGATTTCTGATGCCGACGAATGGACGGCGGATGTCACTCTGAAGGCTCTCGATGATGATGAAATGGTATTGGGTCAGGTGACCATCAGCGGAGTACCGTTCAAGCGAAACCGCGCCACCGAATACTCTGGTAACCTCTTCGGTTCCGGTGGCGGCATCAACGTGTCGCTGAATGATACCTGGGAACAGTCGTTCACGGCTGAATGGTAAACAAAAAGAGCACCGACCCATTACAGGCCGGTGCTCTCCCATAAAAAACGAACTATGACAGCAGTATCTGTATGGCATTTCTGCTGATGTACGGATAACCTTCTACAATTCTCAGGACTGACTTGGCTTGTTCTTCTGTGAGTTCCATTTCTCCAGTTGAATGATAAATGGCACGTCCAAGATCGCATTCCTCGATGTGCTGACCTTGCATGTAGAGCTGGTTGCCGAGAGCCTTGGCGATGTTTACTTTTTGCTTGTTGCCCTCAATGTCCTCGACCTCAAGAGCGGTGAAATTGATTCTCTTTGTCATGCTGTTTTGTTTTTTTTGTTAAATTGGTTCTGAAGCATCCGGGTCAATCACTGGCTTGTCAGGATTGTTTACGATTGTGACGGTGTTGCCATCTGTTACAGTCAGAATTGCATTGTCAAGCTGTGTATTGATTTCTGTTGTCACCGACAGCAGCGTTGCCGCAGAATAGTATTGCCCACCGTCGATGGAACTGTTTACAGCTCTTGATGCACCGCCGCTTAATGTTCCTGTCAATATAGACGAATTGATTACACCGCTGTTTGAGTCATATAGCGTTATGGTGACTTTGTAAGCATGTGTAATATCTGCCTCCGAATTAGTAATTGTAAAGCTGTAGCCTATCAGTCTGTTGGATGAAGTGCTATTTTTCCATGCAGCCAGATTGCTCAATGCTATTTTTGCATTATTTTTGATAATTGTCACTTGCTGGCGAGGAAGTAGCGCAATAAAAGCACCCGTTGTCTGCCCGAAATCGCTTTTAAACGCTTTGTACGTTGTTCCATTCTTGGTGAATGTTGTATAAAGCTCCACGTTGGAAAAATACGGCATCACATAGAATGTTGCGGAAGTGCCTGCACCCATGAATTGCCCGACATCGTTTTTAGTCTCAAACCATGCCTCTGCGTATGCTCCCTGCTGAAGTATGCTGGATGCTGTCATCTCTGTAATCGCGTACTTTGTATCAGAACTTGTGGCTGCTGTCTTGCAAAGCATGACACCGAAATAATAGCCACTCAATGATATTTGGCCTCCGTTGTCATATTTCAGGTCAGCATAAGTCAAGCTCATATATTGATTGTATGCACCATTTACATAAATCACCCTCATCTGTCCATTTGATGAGATATGTATCTCAGTGTTGGCAATAGGACCGACGGGTGCTTCTGCAAAGTGGAAGTATCCATACTGCGTGTTTTCCTTCACAAAGTCAGAGATTCTGAACGGTGCCGCGCTTCCACCCGTGGGTTTCGTATATTTCCAATACTCGCTAATGCTATGATGGTCAGAGAATGATTGGTCGCAACTTGGCCAATTCGTCTTCGTGGGTGCCGTTGTAGGGCTCTCAAGCAGCCAGTAAGTGAACATGTTATTAATGCTCGACCACGTAGGAACGAGTGAAAATCCGTAATTTGCGTTTTCTCGGTCAGAGTCTGATAATAGCACAACCTTCCCAGCAACTATCACAGGCTTATATTTTGCCCACTTGTTGATGTTGCCCAGCCTTATGAGATTGCCAAGGTCGGTATTGCTCAGCCCGAAACACCTCTGCAAGTCCCTAATGCTGACCGGTGCCGATATAATTCCTTCTGTGATGTAGCTCATAATTCTCTAATTTAAAGCACCGCCTGCATCATAAGAACTTGAATAGGTAGCGAGCAGGACGAATTGTGTTCCATTCCACATATAATCAGAGTAGCTGCCATTTCCTGGCACACGATAGACGATGCCCTGCTCTCCTGTTGATGGAAGAGCACCTATAACCATTCCCACCTCGTTAGTGCTCATTCCCAGAGCACTAACACCACCGAGCGCATAAAAGTTGGCAGCGGTGTTGTCGTACTTGGTGACTTTCAGCGCACTGTTTGCGGAATCCCATGTAATCAGCCCATCGCCTATTCGCAATCCCTGAGCGGCAACAGGAATGTAACAGCGGCCATTGGCATCAATGGTCATGGCATCAATCCCGTATTCCGAACTTGCAACGCGGAAGGTCAGCGTGTTTCCTTGAATCTGTGTCGTTCGCCCGTTCGTTCGCGTTCCATATCCGAGGGATAGGATGCTGTTATTGAACGTCAGCACGTTCTTATAATATCCGCTGTCATTAAACGCAATGTATTGTGCGGGCGACATATTGATATTGCCGCTCATGGTGATACTGCCAACGCTTGTCATGTCACCCGTCACAGCACCGTTCACCATGCTACGTCCCCACCATGTCGAATTGGGACCGACAGCATCAGTAATGCCGTAGCCTGCAAGTGTTGTCGGGTGGTTTGACGTTCCCCAATAGCCTGCCGATGCGTGGTTGCCCCATCCGTAAGCGGTGACTCCCTTGGTGACATCTGCCGTCGTCGGCAATGCGTAGCCGGATGAGAATGTTACGGCAAAGATGCCGCTTGAAGTGATGGGAGAACTGGCAACTGCAAAACCCGTTGGCATGCTCAGCCCGACGCTGGTCACTGTCCCACCGCTGGCCTGAATGGTCGTGTTCTCCCATTTCCCGGTCGTTGAATTATAGACAAGAGCCTGTCCATTGGTGACGGGTGTTGTCAGTTGGACATCTACAAGGTCGGTCAGGGCAGTAGCACCACCGCCGCCACCACCGCTGTTATATCCGAGTGCGCTCACGCCGCCTGCTGACCAGAAGTCAACCATTGCCTTGATGTTGGTGATGGCCGTTGTCAGGTCATTGGGATTGACGGCGGTCGACCCATTAAAAGCCTGGAATAATCTGTTGAAGTACGCAACACTGACGTAGTTCTCATTTACCCATGCTTCAGAAGCAATTCCGGCAAGGGCTGCGGCATCCATACCGCCTCCCCCTCCGCTTCCGAAGCTGCCGCCCCACATGCGATGTCCTTTTTCCTTAGTCAGTATCATATAGCTCGAGAAGTGTTAAAATTAAAACATTATCTCTCCATTCATGCGAAATAGAGATGGGGTACATGTTAGAGCCGTCAATTGTCACCTTGTTTTGGGGTGTTGGCTCTGTTATGGTGTCCAAACGAAGTTCTACTTGCAGCCTTCGTTTGGCTTCATACCAATAGTTTACGATGCGGTCAGCCAGATGCTGCTCTGGGTGAGTAGCTATAGAACTGCCGTTATAATTATATCCCGTCAGATGCGTGCCATCTGCATTCAGGATTACTCCGTAACCAAACTGAAGGTCGTTTTCTGAAGCAAAGGCGCAATCAACACCAACTTCGGCAACCATTTTGTTCTGATTGGAGGCCGTGTATTCCCTCGTGTCGTCTCTTGTTTCCGTATTGAACAGCCAACTATACACTCTACGCTGGAACTGCATAGAGAAGTTCACAATCTCAAAGCGTCGTTTTCCATTTATGGCAGGGATGTCGTCGGAACCCATAAAATCGACAAACAAAATACCCTTCATATCAGCGTGGTTGGTATTGATGGAGAGCATGTTTGACGGCGTTTTCTCGTCACCCACTCTGATTGTGATGTCGGCTACCGACGAAGACCATGATGAACCATTATACCATAGTGCGTTTGCCCTGCTTGTTCCTATGCCTACTCGCATCTTGATGTGGTATTTACCAATTCCGTTGTTGCCGTAGTCTTCATAACGCTCTCCGTTTCTGAAGATGTCGAAATTCACGTAGAGGCCTCCGTAGTCAAAACCTCCGCTTGGCACATTGGTGTCATAGAAAGAGTGATGGTAAACCGTCTCCATAGATGCAAGTGCCGCGCCGCTGTAATCATCTTTGATTTTGATTACATTGTATTCCTGGCGCGATGTTGGGGATTGTGTTCCAAAACTGCCGTCAGTTCCCACAAGCATCTTGTTAAAAGTAGCCTTTCCAGACACACATTCTCCAATCATCAAGGAAGAACTGAATGATGTGATGTCTTGCGTGTAAAGCACATCCCCCTCTCGATAGTTGCCACCGCTTATCATTGTTTTCTCAACAGACGATGGAAAAGCAAAAAGTACGTCTTCATCGGCTGTATTTCCATTGCCGATCACAGTGGCTTTTCTGCATCCTCTCTGCAAGTAGTCATTGTTGTTGGTCGATGCAAAGATGTCGCCAGACATGCTAATTTCCGAGAAAGACTCAATCGTCCCCGCCGAAGAACCTCCAGCCATCGTTGTGAGCTGTGCATCGGTGAGTTTTAGCCACGAGCTGCCTTCGTCAGCGCACGACAAATACATGTCCGTACCGTGCATTCTGGCTGTCCATCCCCAGAACCTGCACATGTCTTCAAGACATTGGAACATTGTAAAACGGGCAGATAGGATGTCATCGGCATTTTTGTCGACAAAGTTCTGCCAGTCGATATACTTCAACAGAAATGCTTGCGCGTCTGTGCCTCCTTGGATATATAGGTTCAACGGTCGGCATGTCGATGGTATGCTGTCGATAATTTGCTTCAGCAGATATGCAAAGTTTTGAATGGTTGTCTGCTGATAATTAATGTCTGTGCACTCGGTAACGCTTAGCGGGCATTGTACGGGAAACTCGCGTTCCTGGGGGTTGCCATAGAGCGTGTTTCCGAAATCTTGGGCTTGCATGAAGCCCTGCCAGTCGGTGACTGTCTGGCCGCTTTCGGTGTGCGTCAGAGTGACTGGGCGCGAAGTGTCGGTTTCAGGAATGATGTCTTTCCAGTCGAATGCGTTGCCGTCGGCATCTTTTCCATCGTCAACGATGCGAAGGTAGCCTGTCTGTGTTCGGACGGGCGTGAACAAGTCTTCGTTGTCGTCCTCCTGAGTGGTAAACGGCTGTGCACCACCTTTCAGCACGACAGGCGTGCTGCCGGTGTAATCAGCATCGTAGATGTTCACTGTGTAAAGTGTACCGCTACGGAGTGACTTGAAAGGGATTTGCCAGTGTATTGCCATTATATCAACTCTCCATTTCCTTTAAATGCGAACGATCCGACAACGATGTTCCCACGGTTGTATGTCTGTCTGCATTGTGTACAGATGGCGTTGCCGGTTATTGAATAGTTACCGGCACGGTCTTTAACACGGAGCACATAAGTGGTGCCGACCTTCAGCACGTCACGCACGTTTGTCCTGGCATTTTCCAGCACGAGGTAGTTCATGCTGATGCCCCATTCCTTTCTCCCGGCGATGTGTTCTTTCCAATCCTGCTGCGTGGCCGACGCTTTCTCGATGACGTCTGCCCCGCTTTGTATTTCGTGTCCTTTCACGGCTGCAAGAGCTGTGAAGGTAGATCCCGACATGGTGCCGATAATAATGTCATTTCCGTTCATATACTTACCTCCATGTTACTAATTCACCCTTTCCTGTGCGCCGTGTAAATGCGTTGAGCGCAATCCATATCTGTTCACCACTGACGTGGCTGGGCGTGTAGCCACGGCCACCGCCACCGTTATCTGAGAGTTGGCTGGCAAGGTTCGAAGTCTGTGCCCTGTTCAGTACGACCTCGCCGCTCGAGAGCAATGCCGGTACCGCGTCATAGCCATAGTTTCCTGGCACCGTGTAGCCGCTGGCAGCACGTACCACACCACCACGCGAGAATGGGATGATAGTGTCGGCAGCTGTCAGGGCTTGTATGGCGGTGACGATTGTAGAGATGCTGGTGAGAATGCTCACAACACCTTGAATGCCGTTGAGCACGTCCTTCATGCCTTGCGGTAATTCAACACCCAGACTCTCAATGCCGTTAAAGATTCCACCGATGCCGCTTGCAATGTTTCCAACCTCTTTGGTCAGACTGGCCGTTGTCTTCTCTGTCTTCTTGTCGTAGTATTCGGCAACGGACTTGATGGTTTTGTCATCGAGTTTCCAGTCCTTTTTTGTTTCATTATATTTGGCCTCGGCGTAGGCTTTCATTCCCTCGTCGTTGGGGTCATAGGGTTTGCCATTAAACAGAGAATTTGGGTCGAATGCCATTTTGAACAGCGGTTCTTGGAAAAGGCCGCTGCCATTCTTACCTGCAAGATTGCCAAGGCCGTAGTTCATGGCAGGGATGCCGCTGGTTTTGCCCATCATGATGTCGAGGGCAAACTGCGCTTTCTCTATCTGCTTGCGATAGTCCTCTCGGGCACTATCGTCGGCGGCCGCCCGCCATGCCTTCTGCAATTCTGCCACCTTCTTTGCCTGATAGTCGATGCTCCCGGATACGGCCTCAATTTCCTGCTTCGTCGTTATGCCGCCTCCCTTGCCGCCACCACTGCCTGTAGTACCTCCCGATGTTGGAAGTGTGTTGGTAACGGGATTCAGTATTGACGCGGCACCCTGAACATATTCCGCACGCATTCTCTTAATAGCGTCGAGACCTGCTTTAACGTCAGAATATTCAGTGAGGCCTGTCCGCTTGCGGAATGCCACCATCCTATCATAAGCTCCTACGGCCGTGTTGTCGCGCTCCCATTTTTTATAGTCTTTCAGATATTGGCTGTAGGAAGATATATCTCTATCATACATGCGAAGAGCCGCATTGTATCGAACGTCCTTATGGTTTGAGCCCTTTAATGCCGAAAGACGTTTGCTTACCTCGTCGTTTCCGCCCATTCCATCAAAAGCCTTCCGAGCACGGCCAGCCTCTGTAAATGCGTCGATAAGTGGACGTACCGCATTGTTCAGCAGATCAAGCGCACCAATCTTGATGCTGGTCCACATGTTGTTGGCGGAATCAGAAAGAGGCTGGAAAGTGCGCCCCAGATCTTCCATTGCATTCTTTAGGTTTACGTCGGACTGTGCGGCACGGTCGGCAGCCGTCTCCACATACTCGCCCGCCTTGGCCATCTGCTCGCGGATGATGGCTCCAACGGCCTTCGTCATGTCGCCCGTCTCCTTCATCTTCTCCTTGATGTCGCTTGCCGATAGTCCGAGGTTGTCAAGTATCATGAGCGACTTTCTTCCCAGACCCGTTACGATGGAGTCCACCATATAGTCAACTGACTGTCCTGTGTCTTTTGCTTTCTGTTGTGCGAAGGCGAGCATCGTGCCGAGCTCTTCCACGGGAAGTTTGAAGTCATTGAACTTCACGGCTGCTTTCATCAATTCTAGGTCAGTGACTGTTCCGTGCGTAGCTTCGCGCAGGCCGTCAAGAATGTCGCCACGGCCAAGACGCTCAAAGGCTACACGAATGCCCTCACCTTGCTTGGCCAGCTCAATGCCCTGTTTGACTGCATCCTGAATTTCTCCGACGAGTGATGTGACGGTTCCTGCGGCCATCATCACACCCTTTGTCATCAGATTACCACCGAGCACCTGAAGAGCACCACCCATCTTGTCACCAATACCGGAGAGGAAACCGCCTTGTCCAAGTCCTTGCATCTCCTGTTTTGTTTTGCGGATGCGGTCTTGCAATTGGGTCAGGCTGTCTGATACGGCTTTTCCGAAGTCGGATTTTTTCTGCGCATCGGTCAGTTGGTTGTATGAACGTGCAACGTCATTGAATGCGACCACCAACTCCTTTGCCTTGTCTTTGGCATTGGTGCTGCTGGTGGTGATAGTCCACAAAGCACGGGCTGCATTGACCTGACTCTTTGTAAATGCGTCGAAATCTCTGCCGGCAGACTTCGCTGTTTTAGTGAAGTCCGACAATTCCTTTGCCGCATTCTTAATCTTTGAGTCGTATTGCGTCGTTTCCAGTTTAAATCTGGTAATTACGTCTTTCGCCATATATTATATTAACTTAAATTCTGATGATAGCATTTTTTCAATTTCGATAGCAACCTCTGTGGCCGCTGCATCGAGCTGGAAAGTTGATGATCGTCCAAACCAATGACGTGCACGCAGTGAACCGCGTTTGCCATAGCGTGTGAGTCGTTCGGATGTGCCTGCATTAAGGAATCTGAGTATAAATCCACGGTCTTTCCCATGGTAGCTTTCTATGCGTATGGTGTTGTGGCTGCGTCTGCGACGATTTCCGCCACGCTGATGTGGGTTTTCATCGAGTTTGCGCGGCCTCTGGTATGTCGTTCCTGCTCCTCTGCGACGTGGTGAAAGAATATTGACCTGGCCACCGAGTATCTGCTTGTAAACGGATGACCGAACAGCCTTGTATGCCTGACGCGGGTCATTCTCAAGCACATCTTGGGCATCGAGTACGATGTTGCGGCGTGCGTTATTAATTGCCCGCCTGATAATGGCTTGCAACTCGCGCTTCATGGCCGGGCTGGTGGTCATCAGTTGTTCCAGCTCATGCCTGCGTTCTTCGAGTCCGTATTGTGTGAGAAAGTCTGCCATACATCTATCACTCAAAACAACCGCTGGGGTTTACCAAATTAGGCGCGACGCTCACGCGCCACGCCTAATAAAAAAGTGTTTAAACAACCATGAATTATTGAGACTGAGAATTTATTGATTCAATCATATCTGTCATGTCTGCAACTTCCTCCTCGCTCGGCAGGTTTGCTTCCATTTCCTCGCGTTCCCACGGGAATGTAATCAGGTCGAGGTCGCTGTTGATTCCTGAGCCTTTCAAGTCGGCCATCGCTGACATGATGAAGAAGGCATTGAGCCGCGCTTGTTCCCATGATGGCCGCTGGCGGTTGCGGTAGCCTCGGATAATCCTGCGCACTTCCCAGAAGCGGAGGTCATAGAGGAATTCGCGGCGTGGTATTCCTATCTCGCCCACGAGCAGCTGGTAGATGTCGTGGGCGGTTCTTAGTTTTTTGCATTCTTTCCTTCCTGGTCTGATGGTTTGTCCTCCGGCTCACCGACGGGCAGGGCGTAGAACTGTCTGCGCAAGTCGAGAATGGTGAGAATGGCCATTCCAAGTTCAGCAGGCTTTGCTTCTTTCATCAAATCGGCATCCGTGACAGGTGCTTCGTTGTCCCCGTAGTAGGCCAGAAGACACGCGAGCACAGCACAGATGGTTCGCTTGGTGTCTGGATCGCGCTCTTGCTGAATGCTTTCAACGGCATGCTGTGCGTAGTCAATAAAATCCTCGCTTGCAAGGTCTTTGTAGGCGATTTCAGTGGCGTAGCAGTAGGCCAGTGTGACCTGCCTGCCACAAATAGTAATGTCCTTTGTGATCATAGTTCTGTTGTTTTATGGGTAAAATAAAAAGCCGTCCACTCGGTTGCCAAGCGTTGGACCGTGGGCAAAATGAGTGAACGGCCTGATAATTCATTCATCGGTTCCGGGCACAATGGCACCGTAGCCGTTGAGCGTGTAGTTGTACGTGGCATTCTGCTTGTTCGGAGCTGAGATTTGCAAGTTTGTCAGCTTTCCCTGACCGTGTGCAATCTCTTCAACAACCGTGCGATTGTTGGTGCCTTCCATCACGCATATGCGCCAGTACAAAAGCTGGTCTTTGACCCATGTCTCAAAGTCGTTAAGTCCGACGGCACCCGTCAGCAGCGTGTCGTTGGGTGTGAGCACAAGTCCGCTGCCGGTGATGTCGTATGACTGACCCGTCACCTCATATTCCAGAGCGTCGCCAGTGGTGTCCTTGGTGCTGGAGTCCTCCGTCTGTGCGCTTCCGTGTAGGGCCATCTGCTTGGCTGCGGCAATCACCGTAGAGGGATTCGCAGTCGTCGAGAGCAATAGTCTGATATACTGTCCTTTTTGCATAGCTTATGAAAGGGCTCCTGTTCCCTGGAATTGGAGACTGAGCTGGACAGTCTCTCGGTCATTGAAGGTCATAGTGAAATCATTCAGCAGGGCATTGCCGCTGCGCTTGAAGTTGGCGTTCTGCACAACGCGGTTCTGAGCACCTGCCGTCTGGTCCCAGCTGACAGCGACGGGTTGAGCGGCTATGAACGTCGAGATGATAGAGCGCAAGGCAGATGTTTCGCTCTGATAGGTGTCCACCTGAGCCGACCATTGCGTTGAGACAATGGTCTCTTGGGTAAACAGCCCCTCGGTGTCCTTTGTAGAGGTGTCCTCGGAGTTGCCCTGCAATGTTATCGAGCAGTTGGTCGCCTCGGGTATCGCGGCTGCATTCTGTAGCAGTCGGAAGTTCTGTCCTTTGATTTTGCTCATACGTTAGTCTGGGTTTGTGTCACACTGGTATTGAAGCACCTGCCAATAACACGGCTTCCATTCGTCGTACTGCACGGCCTGCGCCGAAAAGTCAACGTCGAGCGGCACCAAGTCATAGTCTTCGTCGCTGCTGTCAAGGTTCTCAAAGAACTCGCGCACGGTGGTGCGTATCTGCTCTGTGAGAGTCGCCAGCTGCGGTCGGCTTTCTGATGCCACCTCAATGCCTATTTGTACGCGGTCGGTGTCACCCTCAAAGGGAGAATCCTTGTCAGTGTCAAGGTTCTGCATCCCGTCATAAGTGACGATGATGTATGGAAGGGGTGCGTTTTCCGCATCCTGCTCCGGCATGGCAATAGTGGTATTGTACACGTCGCCTGCCGGCAGCTGCTCCATTAATTCATCATTACTTCTGAGTGCACGCACAAAGATGATGTCGGTTTTAAGGCTCATGCTTCAATAGGTGTGATTGTTAGTTTTTAAATCCCGAGGGCGGTTCATAGACCGCCCATCGGGTTACGAATGAATAGACAGAGAGTTTACGCCGTGGTGGGTTCAGCTTCCACGAGCTTGATGAGTTTGAACGCCTGGGGCCTGCCACTGTCGTTGCCGTTCACCTTGCTGGAGAGCTCGGTCAGAGAATACTCAGTATTGAGCACGAGAACGGTGGTGTTGCGCTTGGCCACTTCAGCACTCTGGGCATCAATCGTGAAGCGCACCTCACCATGCTGCTCATAGGCGAGATAGCCCCAGTGACCGATTCCGATGTAGAGGTTGCCGTCGGGCACGGGAACATTGGCAGAGTTGAGTGCATAGTTCACGTAGGGGCTCACCTTGTAGCGATAGCCGAGGCAACGACCATCCTCGATGACGGTGCGGTCACCAATCTGGCCAGGGATGCGGCGGCGGAAAGCGAGTTCTGTCTCGACCTCCTTCGACATAACCATTTCAGGTTCACCTTCGAAGCCAAGGTCCCACATGGAGGCCACCTTCTTGGCGAGGTTCAGGCCCACATTCTCGTCGAGGGCTACCTCCTCAACCACGACAGATGCGAACGGGCTCTTGAGAGCGTTGCTGAAGTTGGCGTGCGAGTAGATGTGGAGGGCAGCGAACTTGGCGAAGCCCTTCTGGAACTTGTAGGTGATGAAGCCCAGCAAGTCGAAGGCGGCGTTGTCGATTGCGCGGTTGGAAACGGCCACTGAAGCGGCAACGCGCTCGGGGCTTGCGTTCAGCTTGGCGAAGTTGATGGCCTGCTCACCGATAGGCTCCACCTCACCGGCAACGGTGAACTCAACGTCGTCGATGGCATAAGGCCACACCTCGTTGCCCACAACACCAGTCAGCAGACGAAGGTCATCGGGCAGTTCGAGGCCTGCAACTTTGGTGTCGATAAGCTCATGGATGGTGAGTGGCACAGCACCTGAAGCCTCCAGGTTGGCGTTGGCATTCTGATAAGTGCCGCTGGCGATGCCGTCCTTCAGCACGGTGGTGCTGTTGTTGGGGCCTTCCTCTCGCACCTGAAGCACCTCACTGAAGGATTCTCTCTTCTCCTTAACACTCTTCAGCAACTCGCGTAGCTGCTGACTCTTGGTCTTCATCTCGCGGAACTGAGAGAGCTGCTTCTCGTCGAGCATGCCCTGAATCTCAATGTGGAGACGGTTGTCTTCACGCATGAGCGCGTCATACTTCTGCTCCTCCTCTTTGGTGAAGGCGCGGTTCTCACGGGTAGCGAGCTCTTCAATCTTGTCGAGCTCGACCAGAATCTCATGATGGCGGTTCTGGATTTCGGCTTTTGTCTTTCCCATTGTTAAAACGTTTTAAGGGGTTAATAACTAAGTGTTTCGATTTCTCTTTCCTCAAGTCGGCGACGCATGGAACGGCGGTGCTGGGTGGCGATCATTCGCTCACGCTCCTCGCGCTCCTGTTGCTTCAGGCGTTCGCGCTCGGCTGCTTCAGCGGCTTCACGTTCCGCCTTTCCTGCCGGTGTCTGTTCGTACAGTTCACGGGCATGAAGCGATGTCTGCAAGTAGGCAGGGTCCATGCCCAGGGTCAGCGCGGTGATGGCACGGAACTTGGTGTGGCGTACCAGGGGCACCTTGCCTTCGCGCTCTTCGATGTCGTACTGGTCTGGCCAGAACTCGAAAGAGCATCCGTCGTACACACCTGCTTTGGTCAGTTCGCGGGCACGGATTCCAAGGTCGCAGTTAGGGATGTCGACCTCGAAGTTCACGCCTTCGTTATCCACACTGAGGCGGGCATTACCCGACACTCCGCGTTTCGCACGTCCGAAGGTCAACTCACGCATGTGCAGCATGTTAATCTTGATGTCCTGGGTGTTCAGGA